GTCAGGGTCGCCCTCCCCCCCCGAGGTTCGCCCCCGCTCGGCGTGGCGTTGGCCGTCGCCGGCCGAGCTCGGCGCCGGCCGTACCGTTGTCGGCGTGGCCGGCCCCGCGTACAACTGGGGGTACCAGAAGGCCCGCGCCCGCGTACTGTCGGGCCAGCCGGTGTGCGTGCACTGCTCGAGGCGCCCGGCGACCGAGGCCGACCACCAGCCGGCGCTGCGCCTGCACCACCACGTCGACGGGTCCGGCTGCTGCGTCCTGCTGCCGTCGTGCGGGCCGTGCGCCCGCCGTCAGGGCGCCCTGCTGTCCGGGCGGCTCCCGGCGACGGTGAAGGCGGCGCCCGCGCCCCTGGCACCCGACGACGACGGGTTCGGCGTCGACGACCCGGTGTGGTCGGTGCCGTGGATCGCCGAGCTCGGCCCGCCACCGCCCGACGCCACCTGGCCCCGCCTGATGACGGCGCCGCACCCGGACGCCGTCGGCTCGCTCGGCGGCGCCGTAACTGCATGGGTGGCCGAGCACACCGGCGTGCAGTTCCGCTGGTGGCAGCGCCTCGTCAACGCCCGCCTGCTCGAGCACGACGCCGACGGGCACCTGTGCTGGCGCGAGGCCGTCGTGTCGACGTCCCGTCAGGTCGGCAAGTCCGTCGACCTGCGCGGCCTAGTGCTGTGGCGGATCCACGCCGCCGACCGGTTCGGCGGCGTCGCCCAGGACGTCATGCACACCGGCAAGGACATCTCGGTGTGCAAGGAAGTGCAGCGCCCGGCCCGCTACTGGGCGCGCGGCCACAACGAGCAGGCCAAGGCGGCCGGCCTGCCCGAGCCGTACAAGGTGCGCGAGGTCAACGGCCAGGAGGAGATCGAGCACGTCGCCGACCACTCGCGCTGGATGATCCGCGCCAAGGGCGGCGCCTACGGGTTCACGATCACGCTCGGCGTCGTCGACGAGGCGTGGAAGGTGCCGGCCGACGAGATCGACGACGGCCTGATCCCGACGATGGTCGAACGCGACGACGCCCAGGTCGTGCTGTGGTCGACGGCGCACCGCAAGGCGACACCGCTCGTGCTGCGCCGCCGCTTGGCCGCCGTCGCCGACCTGTACGCCGCGGACTGTCTGCTCGTCGAATGGTCCGCACCCGCCGACGCCGAGCTCGACGACGAGCAGGCGTGGCGCGCGGCGTCGCCGGCCTGGTCGACACGGCGCCGGGATCTGATCGCCGCCCGCCTGACCGCGGCCCGGGCCGGTGAGACCGAACCGGACGCCGACGAGGCCGACCCGATCGAGTCGTTCCGCACCCAGTGGCTGAACCAGTGGCCACGCAAGGTCGCCCGGCCCCGGCCGGGTGAACCGCTGCTCGCCGACGGCGCCTGGGACGCCTGCGCCGGCACCCTGGACCTGGCGGCGACGACGCCCGGCTGGGTCGGCCTCGAGGACAACCGCGACACCGCCGGCGGCGCCGCCGTCGCCTTCGCCGTGAACGACGGCGCCGGCCGCTACGAGCTCGACGGCTTGACCTGCGCCACGTGGGACGCCGCCGTCGAGCTGGCCCGCGACTTCGCCGTCGCCCGCCCCGGTTCGCAGCTCGTCGTCGGCGCGTCGATGGGCCGCCAGGTGCCGGCCGACTTCCCGCGGCGCTCGGCGATGCGTCACGCCGTGCTCGGCGACGCCGTCCGCGCCCTGGCGCTGCTGCGCGCCCTGGTCGCCGAACGGCGCATCGTGCACGACTCGACAGCCGAGCTCGACGAGCAGATCGCCGACGCCCGCGTCCGCGTCACCGCGGCCGGCGCGCTGTCGCTGGTGCCGCACGGCCGGCGTGATCTGCTCGCCGCCGCCCTGTGGGCGCTGTGGTGGGCGCAGACACCGCCGTCGAACCCCGCCGTGCACTAGCCACGATCCGCCAGGCGCCGCGAAACCGGGTCGCGGGCACTGCGGGGGCGGCCGATCGCCAGATCGAACCGTAGAACACTGTTACCGTCGGTAACCGGTGCCCGTGTACGAACGCCAGCTGCGCCCGAACGGCAACGACCCGGCGACCGTCCCGCCGGCGACGGTCGGCCCGCCGGCCGCCGTCGCCGGCGACCCCGACGGCGTGCTCGTCGTCGACGGGCCGCCGGCCCCACCGCGCATCGGGATCCCGCCCCCGGCGCAGTGGGCCGGCTACCCGACCGAATGGGCGACGTCATGGTCGATGGGCTCCCAGCGCCTCGAGGACCTGTCCGACGTCGCCTGGGCCTGCATCGACCTGAACGCCGGCCTGATGTCGACGATGCCGCCGTACCTGACCGGCAACGTGCCCGACACCCTCGACGTCGCCTGGCTGACGAACCCGGACCCGGACCGCTACTACGGCTGGGACGAGTTCGCCAAGCAGGTGTTCTGGGACTTCCAGACCGGTGAGGCGTTCGTGCTCGCCACCGCCTACTACGCCACCGGCTGGCCGGCCCGCTTCCACGTCGTGTCACCCTGGCTCGTCGACGTCGACCTGAATGGCGACGGCACCCGCCGCTACACGATCGGCGGCGCCGACGTCACCGACAGCATCCTGCACCTGCGCTACACGTCGCGCTGCGAGGACGCCCGCGGTCACGGTCCGCTCGAGGTCGGCCGTACCCGCATCGTCGCCGCCAACCTGCTCTCCCGGTATGCGAACAACTTCGCAGCCGCCGGCGGCGTGCCGACGTCGGTGCTCACCCACCCCGACGAGCTCACCGCCGCCCAGGCCGACGAGCTGCGCTCCCAGTGGGTCACGGCCCGCATGGCCCAGATGGGCCTGCCCGCCGTGCTCAGCGGCGGTGTGCAGTGGACGGCGACGCAGACCAACCCGCGCGACATGGCCCTCGTCGACCTGCTGCAGATCAACGAGTCACGCATCTGCGTCCTGCTGCGCGTCCCACCGCACCTGATGGCCCTGCCGTCGGGCGGCGACCCGATGACGTACAGCAACGTGTCGTCGCTGTTCGACTACCACTGGCGGTCAGGGCTGCGCCCGCGTGCGACCCAGGTCATGTCGGCGTTGTCGGCGTGGGCGCTGCCACGCGGCACATCGGTCGAGCTGAACCGTGACGCCTACATTCAGCCCGGCCCGCTCGAACGTGCCCAGACCGACGCCATCCTGTACGGCATCACCGACGGCGCCCGCCACGCCAAGGAGCTCGACGAGATCCGCCTGGCCGAACGCTTCGACACACCGATCTCGGTCGTGCAGCCCTGAGTGTTGAAGGGATGACCGCCGTCGACGTCGACCGGCTGCGCCTGCCGATCGAGTACCGGTCGCTCGCCGGCGAGCTGACGGTGCGCCACCCGGACCGGGTCATCGAAGTCCTGGCCGTGCCGTACGAGCTCGAGGCCGTCGTCGAGCACCACGGCCGCATGGTGCGCGAGACGATCGGCCGTCACGCCTTCGCCGGCGCCGTCGCCAAGCCCCGCAAGCGGGCCGTCAACCGCGACCACGACATGACCCGCATCGTCGGTGTCGTCACCGCGCTGCGCGACCGCCCGCACGGCTTGGAGGCCGACCTGCGCATCAGCCGGACGCCAGCCGGCGACGAAACACTCGACCTGGCCGACGACGGCATCCTCGACGCGTCGATCGGGTTCGCCCCGTTGCCCGGCCACGAACACTGGACCGCCGACCGGCGCAGCCGGCGGATCACGAACGCCTACCTCGACCACATCGCCATGACCCCGGTGCCCGCCTACGAGACGGCGAAGGTGCTCGCCGTGCGGGCCGCCGGCGTCGAGCTCGAGCAGGCGCCGACACCGAACCTCGACCGGATCCGCCTCGCCCAGTTGGCGTCGCGTTACGGTTACGCCCTGACCGACCAGTCGTAGCGCACGCACTACCGGCCATCAACGCCCGAGCTGGGCGGCCGCACCGGGTTCGACGCCACCAATCGTGGAGGACACCTGATGCCCGCACCGTCCGACGCCCTGCTCGCCCGCTACCAGTCCGAGCTCGAGGAACGCTCCCAGTTCCAGCAGCAGCTCGTCACGTCGGCGACCGAACAAGGTCGCGACCTGAACGACTCCGAACGCGAGCTGTACGAACGGGCCAACGCCCGCATGGCCGAGCTCGAACGGCAGGCCGCGCCGCTGCGCGAAGGCGCCCGCATCGCCGCCGACTCCCGGGCCCGCATGGCCGAGCTCGAAGGCGCGTTCGCCACCGCCCGCACCGGCAACCA